AGGCAGACAAGGACGAGACGGATATAAACGAGATTGTGAAGAGGTTTGGAATAACGGGAGAGCTTCCGGTGACGAAGCGAGTCCCGTTGAATTTGGAGTTTTACGAACACCTCGAGTATCGAGTGGCGCTGGATGCAGTCAGGAATGCCGAGAAGGCTTTTAACGACCTGCCAGCGGCGGTTCGGACGAGGTTTGGAAACGACCCCGGCAATTTTGTGGACTTTGCCAGTGACCCAGCCAATCTGGGTGAGATGAAGGCTATGGGTCTGGGAGCCCCTGTCGGGGCCGTAGAGCCGGGATCGGGGGTGGCGGAACCTGTGGAGCCGCCCAAGGCGGCGGGCGGTTCCTAGAGGGGGAGAGGTGACTGGTGTCACCTAGACCAGTTACATCTAGTGACGAACTGGTCTGACCCCCTGAAAGGGGGGGTGTCGGGGTGACGGAAGGGGGGGCGAATGCCCCCCCTTTTTTTAGGCCGACCGCTTGCGGCGGCGCTTGATGGCCGTCTGGAACAGATCGGCTTGAACCCCTACGGAGTACTCGGCGGCGGAGAGAATTTTGGGGTACTTATGACCCGAGGGGATGAGAGCTGCGGCGCCGGCCTTGGCAGTCTCGGCATCGATCGCCTCGACCACCAGGGCGGCGCCGCGAAGGGCGGAGTTAGGAGCGACGAATTGATAATTCACCTTGAAGAGCATATTTTTTCTCCGGGCCGGGAGATCCGGCGCGGTAGATTCTAACGAAGGAGTAGAGGTTATGCGACCGAGTAGCAGAAAGGGTGCGAATAAGGGACGGAGTGCGAGTCAGTTCCGGCGGAACGTGTCGACGACGAGGGAGATTAATTTACAGCCTCCCCCGATGCGGGGAGGCTGGAGACTTTAGGAGTAGATAGGAGCGCCGACGCGCGCCTGTGGCGCTCGGCGCGGAGGGTAGGAATGGTTATCAACTGGAAGATTGATAACCGGAAGAGGAGGGAGCGTGGCGTGTTACTACCCGGTGGAAGCGTGGAAGATGGAGGATGGGACAGTCTCGTTTCGGGAGAAACGAGGCGTGCATTATGCGTTGAAGTTGAGCTGTGGACAGTGCATAGGCTGCCGGTTGAAGAGGAGCAGAGAATGGGCAGTAAGATGTATGCACGAGAAGCAGACAAGTGGACGAAGTTGTTTCATTACACTGACGTACAGCGAAGAGAATTTGAAAAGCAGAAGCTTGGATTACAGAGATTTTCAGCTGTTTATGAAACGGTTAAGAAGAACAGGCAGAGTGGTGCGGTTTTACATGAGTGGAGAGTATGGAGAGAAGAAAGATAGACCGCATTTTCATGCCTGTCTGTTTGGTACAGAGTTTGAAGATAGGAAGTACTTTAGAACTTTGCCGAGTGGAGCAAAGATTTATAAGAGTGCGGAGCTTGAGAAGCTATGGCCGTACGGATATTCCTCGGTAGGAGAAGTGACACTAGAGAGCGCAGCGTACGTAGCAAGGTATATTTGTAAGAAGGTGACTGGCGATTTAGCGGAGAGGCATTATGCGAGAGTGGATGTAGAGACAGGAGAGGTAGTACAGCTGACGCCAGAGTTTTGCAGGATGAGTTTGAAGCCGGGCATAGGCACGGCATGGTTAGAGAAGTACGGCATGGGTGATGTTTTCCCGCACGATAGAGTGATAGTGAAGGGACAGAAATGTACTGTCCCTAAGTTTTACAAGAAGTGGTTAAAGGAGGTGGATGCGTTCATGTCGGATGACCTCGACTATGAGCGCGTGTTGAAAGCCGAGGCCGGTAGTGCTGACACGACGCCAGAACGGCTGGCTGTGAGGGAAGTGGTAGACCGGGCACGGCTTAAGTTTAAGAAACGTGGTTTGGGATAAAGCGGGCCGGAGCTCGGCTAGGGCTGTCGCCCTGGCCTCGCGGATCGGACCCGAAGGAGAAGGGAAAGTGAAGTATTACGTAATTGCAGTGAGAGACAGAAGCGCAGATATTTTCGGCGTTCCAAGCTGTGTGGTTAATCTGGGTGGAGCGATCAGGAACTTTGGCGACGAGGTGAATCGCGCCGATGACAATAATTTGTTTTACAAGCACCCAGAGGATTTTGATTTGTACAGCTTGGGGACGTATGACGATGCGACGGCGCAGTATGAGTGCGGCGTCCCGAAGCAGATAGCAGTAGGAAAGGATTTTGCGAAGAAGCAGAACGGTCAGGGTTGATTAACAGAGTAGGAGAGGATAGTGCATAGAAATCCGAGTGTGAACGTGCACCAATTTGCAATGGTGCCGAGAGCAGATGTTCCGCGTAGTAATTTCAGGATACAGAAGGGACTAAAGACGACTTTTGACGCGGGGACGTTGATCCCGATTTATGTGAATGAGGTGCTGCCGGGAGACACGTTCAGTTTGAACATGACGTGTTTCGCACGAATGGCGACACCGATTTTTCCGGTGATGGACAACCTGTACTTGGAGTCCTTTTTCTTTTTCGTGCCAAACAGGCTTGTTTACGGCAACTGGAAAAGGCTTATGGGTGAACAGGATAACCCGGCAGATAGCATTAGCTTTACGGTTCCGGTGATGACGAGTCCGGTGGCGGGATATGTGCCGCTTACGATTTTCGATTACATGGGTTTGCCCACAGTGGGCCAGGTCGATGGTGCGAGTACCGTCACGCACAATTGTTTACCGCTACGTTGTTACAACAGGATTTTCAATGAGTGGTTTCGCGACGAGAATCTTGAGAATTCGCTGGTGCAGAACACAGGCAACGGCCCTGACTTGGTGGCTGATTACGCGATTGTACGGAGAGGGAAGCGTCACGATTACTTTACGAGTGCGCTCCCATGGACGCAGAAGGGTGGCCTGAATGTCTCCATTCCATTGGGGACCAGCGCGAACGTATTGACCTCGACGACGAGGCTAGTGACGGGGCCGCAAACGTTTATGGCGATGGCAGATGTAGCAACGGGAAACTTCCCGGCAGCATCGCAAGCAATGGGCGTTTTGACGGCAACGGGCAGTGTGGGAAAGATGACGGGAGCGGTCGCCGGACACGCTGGGTTGTATCCGACGAACTTGTACGCGGATTTGAGTACGGCGACAGCAGCGACGATTAATCAGTTGCGGCAAGCGTTCCAAATACAGAGATTGTTGGAGCGCGATGCGCGCGGAGGGACGAGATATGGTGAGCTTATCCGTTCTCATTTCGGTGTTATTAGCCCTGACGCT